TGCTCCAGCTGCGCAATCGTGCGCGGCTTACAAAAATCGCGCAACTCCGGCATCAGCGGAGGACGCCCGCGCGGATTTCCTGATCGCCCCTTCCGCCATGTGCCACGCGATCGGGCCATTTATTTCACCCTGTTTTGCAGCGCGTCGACCGATACGCATTCTTTGTTTCAAAGTCGAGTGGAAATGATCGCTCGAACTACATTGCGCCGGATGGGACGCCGCGGGCTCCCTTCTGTGCTCTTGTGCTTCGATGCCCCCTTGGGTTCTCGGGATCCTTGGGATGGTTTCCATACCCCATGCGAGCTGAGCCGGCTCAGATAGTGGGGGGTGTTGGACTCATCCCAAGAAACCCAAGAACCCAAGGCTGCTCATGACACCCGTGACAATGAAAAAGCAGCGAGAGCCTTATTGGGATGGCTCAGTGTCAGCCGATGTCCGTCAACGACCCGGCCACTGATCCGTCGCAGCCACCGTCCGAGCCGGGTCGTCGATACCCCACCACCCCGATCGCCCGCGACCTGAAGAAGCAAGGCCTTCAATGGCCGCCGGTTGAAGTCGTCGGGCGCTGGCGCCTCACAGGCCCCCTCCACAATGCGGCTGGTCGTGTACGACCGATCGAGGTCGAAGTAGTCGGTCCATAGCGAGAATAGCTCGCGAATACTGGCCAGCTCCGGATCTTCAGTGCGAGCAGAGTCCGTGCTTTCGACCGGGTCGGGCTCGCCCAGCCAGACGAGGGGACTGCGGACCATTACCGACCATCCGGCATAGCTGCCGAACGGCTTGCACACCGAGGGTGACCCGGCCGCAATATAGGCTCGGATCATGGTGAATGCCGCTGCAACGTAGGCTCCGCGGTCATTGAGGACGCGCTTGAGGGGGTTGTGCTGAAACGTGCGCAGCTCGGGGCGCTCGTCCAAGGTGTCGAGGTTACACTCGAGCCCGCGCCGGACCATGTCGCCCGTGAGCATGACATTGTTGCCTGTTGCGAGCACGGCCGTATGGCACTCGCACTCTGGCATCTCGCTGCGCCCCAAGATCCGGATCTTGACCAGCGGCCGCTCGGTCAACTGGCAGAGCAGCGGCCCGCCGAGGTCGTGATCGCAATTATCGAGCGAGACAATCGAGGCGCCACTAAGGATGACTGCGCCCAGGCGCTTCTCGGTTTCTTCTTCACTCTTCGATGCCGTGATCACAGGACACAGGCGTCCAGTTGCAATGGCGGCGATGACATCCACCAGATAGCTCTTTCCGGTCCCAGGAGTGTGCGCGCGAACGACGTACATGGGTGCCGTCTGCAGCGAGCCGCGCACAAGCACGGTCAGGATTCCGGCTAGGGCAACGGCTCGGTCGAGAGGGCCAACAAACGAGAACTCAGCCAGCAAATCGGTTAGTAGGGCGTGCGCGGCCAGCGCCTGCTCGCGGCTTGGACGATCAGGCAGGTCGGGTAGGTCAAGGCTGGGCAGGTGATAGAGCTGGGTTGTCATGTCGTATCCCGCCTGGCGAAGCAGTGATCCGTCGGGGCGCAGGGTGGGCGTGGTGATGACACCGGTGACCCGCGGCACAGTCCAGCGCCCCTCGCGTGAGAGCAGGGTTGCCGCGACCTGGCGCGGTGGATCGACATCGATCCACGCACCACGCTTCGCGTTGAACCTCTGAAAGATTGCGATTTCGGCCATCCGGTCGAGCATGGAATCGATGCCGAGCTCACGCAGCTTTGCGACTATCGTCTTGCGGCCGTCGGCGGCCGGCACGGTCTCGACCACGGGGTGCATCAAGCGCCCCCCGCGGTGAAGGATCGGAACGCCGGCGGCGATCAGCGCCTGCTCGGCTTCCGATGCAACGCGCGGCAGCTGCCCGGGGATGATGCGAATGGTGCGCAGGGTATAGCCATTGCCGGAGCCGTCATCAGGAGGTTCGAGTTTTCCGGGCGCCGCGCTATCCGAGATCTTTTGGTACGAGCGCTCGACCTCGTCACGGAGGCGTCCAGCGTACTTCTGGGCAATGCCATCGGGATACTTCTCGAACAGGGCGGCGATTGCCTTGGCGTCCCAACGCCGCGTCTTAAGCTGTGCCACTACTCTGTGAAACTTCTCGGAGCGAAGCCCCTTATCGACGCCGTTCCGGATCAGATCGAGCAGATCGGCCGGCAGCGTCGCCTCGTCAAACGGACCGGCATCATCCGCCGAGTCGTGACAGTCGTGGTTGCCAAGCGGCGTGATCGGCGGGAAAGCATTTAGCAGCTCCTCAGGGCTCCACAGTTTGCCAGAGTGCTCGACAATCCTGGTCGCCTCGACGGTAACGCGCCCGCGCTTACGCTTGGCCTCGTTGGGATAATTCGGCGTTCCTGCGACGCGATAGCATTGCGTGATGACGCCAGTGTCCTGGTCTGCGCCGCTATTCCGGCGGATGGCCTCACCAATGACCTTGGCTTGCTCGACTTCAATGCCGCGGTCGAGGAAGTACCAGAGCTGATAGTTGCCGGGAGACGTCTCAATTGCCAAAGTAGGATTGGCGGTTACGTTCCCGCTCTTGTTCTTATCGGCATCGCTGTCGATGATGAAAGCGAACACCGCAAACGTATGGCTGAGCTCGCCGCGTTCTCGGCCACTGAGTCCAGGCCGCACGAGGCGGCCCTCGATATAGACATTGTGACCGTTCCTGGCGTCGGCAATTGCCAGACGACTCATCGCGGTAACATCACCGATATTGAAACGGGTGGGCACGACGTTCTTATCGGTCGGGTGAATTCGACACAGCTGCAAGACACCGCCATTGCTGTTGACGATCCGCGCCGCATAGGTGTGAATGATTTCGATGAAGCTGCGGACCGTTGCCTCGTCAACGACGGGATCGTTGAAGTCGAGCATCACACGGCTCACCGCCAGCACCTCTCGCGATGCCCACACATCTTGCAGCGCCAATCGTTGGGATCATTAGTCACCCGCGGCAGCAGCTCACCGACCTGCGTCGCTCGGATGATGGCGACGGCGCGGTCGGACCACTCCTGTGCGCGCTCGGCATTGAATGGCAGCAGGAGGTGAAAGCGCTCGCAAGTGTCGGCATTCAATGCCGTGAACAATGCCGGGTGCTCGGTGATGTCGAGATAAGCCTGGTAGATCCAAATCTGCGCGGCATATTCCGGGCGAAATCGCTCCAGACCATCGCGCTCGATCGCGCGCCAGCGCTTGGCACCGAGTGCCTTGTGCTCCCATAAGCACGGGTAGCCGACACCGGGGAGATTGGGCCCATTCGTGATGATGCCGTCGGCATGTCCGCGAAACAGTCCGCCGGCGGCATTGAAGGCGAGCGTATCGGTTGGCGCGAACCTAAACCCGGCTTGGATCATGCGCTGCCGGGTGACGTCCTCGAAAAAGTGCCCGCGCGCGAAGATATCGCGCGTCTGGACCATGAATATCGCGTCTACCATCCAGTCAAATTGCACGCGACGCAGACACTCCGAGCCGATCGTGCTAGCGCCGAGGTATTGCCGGGTGTTGACATCCGGCCATTCGGCAAGCTCGATCAGTTCGTTGATCGCGACGCTGAGCGGTGATGTCGAGACGTTGGTGCGGTTAAAGTCGAGCATTAAAGCATACTCATTCAGAACGGAATCTGGTTTTGTGCTTTCTGGTGACAGTGCCACCACCGACATCGCGGGCGGTCATTGCGTTGCGAGTCAGGTAGAAGGCGCGCAACATGAATTCGATCATTTGCTCGCGTGACCAATTCTGCATTGGTCGCGTCCAATCATCGCCCTCCTCGAGAGTTTCAAACAGGTCAGGCAGAATCGCTGCAACGACGCCGGCGTCCCATGGCTCCGGCAAACGAACCGCAAATTCGATATCGCGCCCTTCGGCGGTTGCCTGTTCGGCGCGCGCGCTGATCCAAGCAAAGATAATTGCCACTGCGATCCAGCCCCATTCAGTGTCGCTCAACCGCCCAACCTGTGTCCCCGGCGGAATCACACCATCGAACTTGACGATGTCACGAGCGGCCTTGATGGCGGCGGCAGTTGCCTGCCGCTGCCAAAGTGCCTCGACGGCCGAGATCGAGGGCTCTGAGAGGCTGAGGTTGCTCACGATGCCCACGCGGGCTTCTTAATCGGAAGAACGGCCGCTTCGCCGCTAGACGGTGCTTGCGGCCGAGGCGCCTGCTCAACCTGGTGCCAGTCCTTCTTGTCTGGTGTGATTACGGCATCGAGGCAGTTCCGGTCGGGGTAGTTCTCGCCGTTACCGCGCGACTCGCCCTTCTCGACACCGATCTTTCCGATGAACGTCAAGCCGTCGAAGTCTTGGTATGTTGCCTTACGCTTCGCACGCGCCTCGGCGCTGCTATCGTCGGGCTTGATACCGCGCGCCGATTCCAGGATGGCACGCAAACGGCTACGGCTGATCTCGGCCGCTTTCGCATGCCCATCAGTCGTGCCACTGACAACGAGGTTTGCCCAGAATTTACGCCGGGCGAACTCGGTGTCGATCAAGACGAACTCAAGATCGAGCATTTCACACCCACCGTCCTTCGATCGCTTCAGCCATCCGCCCTCTCCGGCACTCCCTGCGCGCACGGTAATTCGGATACTGGCGACGGTTCCCTTCGGAACGAGATCAAACTCGCGCTGCTCAGGGGCGTCGTTGAAGTCAAAAAAGCCAATGGTCATTCCTTCCTCCTCCTCGTAGTTGCGGCATCTGCCGCGGGTGACACTTGATCGTCCTGTCGCTTGCTTGTGAGCTTCTCAATTAACTTGCCCAGATGCGGCTGCTCGATCTGATCAAGCTTTCCGCTGCGATCCTTGGCTGGGTAGAGCCACGGGTTTGGTGATGTGCAGATGAAAGCGCGCGTCGGCTTCCCATCGCCAAAGTCCACGAATTGCATTGTGATGATCTGATCGACGATGCCGGGCAGCTCGCGACCGGTCTTCGAACCTTCCATTTGAATCGCGAACTCGGCGCGATTAAATTCGTCGAACACTTTTTCCAAAATTGCGACGAACACGACGTGCTTGTCGCGCGCGTGTTGCAGCTGGTGTAGCCATGCGAGCATTTCTCGGCCGTGCAGGCCATAGGCTCCACGCACGTCTTTTCGGCCAGAGCGATCCGAGAAAGCCTCTGGCTGCTGCTCGCTCCAACGAAATGAAAGTCGGCTTACCGCGGTGATGCTATCAACGAATATCGTTTCGTAGCGGTCGAGGTTATCGAGTGCGCCGCCGACTAAATCGAAATGCGTTTGGCTGTAACAGCTAGTTGGTCCGTAAGACGGGTTAGCGCCACCAATCCGACACGCGAGGTCGCGGGCACTCGGCCAGTCCTCGATACGGATTGTGTCGACTGGGACGTCCTGCACGGCGAGATCGCCGGCCTCGACGTCTACGAACAGGGAGCGCTCCGGGTGGAGCGTCCGCAAAAGGGTAGTCTTTCCAACGCCGCTAGGACCGGTGATCAATATTTTGGCGCTGCGGCGCTCGGCCAGCCGCTGGTCTGCAGAAATAATGTTCATTAGCGCATCTCCCGCTCCTCCGGGCCTCGGCCTAGCGCCGTTAGCGACGGCTGCCATTGAGGCGAGTTCATTAAGAAAGAGGAAAAATCTCAACAACGGTTGCGGCAAATGCCAAGCCGCTGTGAGGTCAATAAGCGTGAGATCGCATCGATCTGGACCGACGGCCGGCCGTTTACGTGACCGAGAGGGGCGGTCGCATTGATCTTGTGCGCCGTGTGGGCTTTGGTGTATGGCTCGTATCTCATGCTGAGGTCTTTCCCTCGGAACGGCGTTGTGGTGACGCCGCCTGTGATCAGAAACGCGACGCCCAACCTTACGGTCGGGCGTTTCGTTGTCGGGGGTCTAGGGTTTCATAATCAAGGCGTCTTTTAGCTTCATGCCTAATCGCCGGGGACTTAGCTCTATAATTTTGTCACGGTGTCGACGTTTAATCGTGTCGACAGACGTACTTTGGAGCTTGGCGGCCTCCTGAAGCGGCACGATGCGCTCAAGCTCGAGCTCAGGTGAAAGTTTGATGGAACTATTGGTTAGCGCTGCCATCGGGGGGTCCTCTTTTGCGTGAGATGCTTCATCGCGCATCGTCACGCTGAGAGAAAACCTCCAAAATGCACAGATCAAACGCACAAATGTGGCCAGGACGAACAAAGCCAATTATTTAGTGCGTTCTGGATGCTGGTGCGCTGTTAGCATCGTCTTCACGCACAAACATTCACGAGCTTTTTGTGCGGTGGTGCGGCCGCTTTTTGATCCGAAAAAGCTCCCAATCCCGTAGCCGGTTTTCAATCGAACGAGCCTTCATCGGACGAACGCGTGGGTCGGTGTTGCTGCGGCCCAGCATGAAGCTTTCGAGCTCACGTGAGAACTGGGTAATCCTGGCCGGAATATTACCGAGTTCTTTTCTGCGTTTGACTTCAGCGGTAAGTAGGGGTCTTGACGGCAGTCTAGTTAAGAGCTCAGCAGGCGCCGCTCTTGGCGCGCATAGCGTCGGCCGTAACCGGGTCAACCACGTCTGCACTTCGTGAGATTCAAGCTCGACATTAGTCACCGCTGGCAGGGTCCCCGGCCTACCAGGTAGCTTTCGAACGACCGGGGTCAACAACACCAAAGTCGGATTAGTCTTGATTTCGATTTTCAACCGGTTCCATTCGGTATCTGCGATCCAGCGCACGACCGCGGCGCCGCGGAATAGCCCGCGTGCTCGAACCTCGCCGCCGCGAAGCGCGACAAGTACCAGCTCCTCAGGTCGGTGCGTTCCACCGGCGATCTGCACTTGTTGTGCGGTTATTATAAGCACCCTCCGCAGCGACCAGAATTGGACGGGATCTTGATCGCGCGGTGCAGACGGCTGCATCTCTTGCGGCACCGCTTAGGCTCGCGGCGTCACAATCTTGCCCTCGCGTTTTTCAACCAGCGCGAGCACATGGTTCGCCCATGTTTGCAGCGCGATCCTTTTCTCACGCTCGTAGGTGCTGCGATTGTAAATGCCGTGAACGCCGTGCTTGTGGCCGCTGATGTGATTTATCAGCGCCTCAATGATATGCGGCGAACCGCCGAGGTCAGCCATGTGCGTCACGCACGAACGCCGGATGTCATGTAAGGTCCAGCCGGGTAGGGGGTGCCCGATCATTTCAGCGACGCGGGCGTCGAGTCGTGCCTTGCTTCGTGACCATCCACTGAAACCACGGATACCACGACCAAACACGTACTCGCGATCACGCCGTCGAGGTTGGGCATCGACGATCGCTTGAGCGGGTTCAGAAAGCGGGATTATATGCTCGCGTTTGTTTTTCGTTCTTTCGGAGGGCAGAATGATCTTGCCGTCAACCAGCTCAGGCCAGCGAAGACCCCCAATTTCTTCACGCCGTTGGCCGGTTAGGATCAGCAGACGAACAATCGAGCTGAATTCATCATCGCCCAGGGCATGCCATACGATGCGAAGCTCGTGCTCATTGAGGACTCGTGAACGGGAAACCTCCTCTCGGCGGCCGGTGCCGATGACGGGGTTGGCGTCGACCAGGCCTTCCCGCATGCACCAAGAAAAAAGGCAGAGAGGCACGTGCGCGCTCGATTTGCCGCCGCCTTTCCGTTGGTGGTTTCGATACGGGAAAGTTGTTCAGCGATTGTCCGACGATCAATTTTGGCAAGCTGCAGTCCGTAAAATGAGCGCAAATACCGGCTTAGGTAGCGGTCGATTTCGATGTAGCTGCGGGGGCGTATACGAGCCTTCTGGCGAGATAAGTAGTTTGCCAGGGCGGCACTATAGGTGTCAGCCACCTGCGCTCGTCGCTCTCTGCGTTCGGCTGCAACGTCGTGACCGAGTCTAACCCGTGCGTACAGCTTGGAAGCGGTCGCGCGTGCTTCCTGGAGTTTGATGGCGCCGGCGTTGCCAAGTGTGACTCGTCGTTGCCGGGTGCCGATTTTGTACTGAAAGACCAAAGAACGCCCCCCAGTTGCACGCAGTCGCAATCCGAGACCGGGTAGAGTCTCGTCGAAAACGATGACCTCTGCCCGACCTGGCGGTAGCGTTAGGGTATCGACGAACCTCTGTGTGAGTTTCATGTGCCCGTGGATCCGGTTTTGGGAAGACCCTGGGAAGATAAGACATGTATTTTAATGCCTGGTCTTGCGTTCTATGGGAAGATGACCTACGCAAAAACTGTGCGAATCACGAGCTTTCTGCACCCTCCTGCTATCTCTTGAGACATATGCGCAAGCGACGGCAGGCTCTTTGGGAGCAGAGGGTCGCAGGTTCAAATCCTGCTGCCCCGACCAGGGCGCAGGCATTTTCAAAGGAACGGTACGCTGATCATGTTTGCGCGCATCTACAAGCCGGCGAAGACCGCGATGCAGTCGGGCAAGGCCAACACCAAAGCCTGGGTGCTCGATTTTG